TGAACAAGCTTCTTTCGCACTTCCAACCGAGACCATTGATGATGGTGCGGTTACTATTACGCAAAATGCTCACTATGGTACATATGTTGACCTAGAGGGTTCTGTTCGTAATGAGATGGAACTAATCACGAGATATCGTGAAATGGCAAATCATCCAGAATGTGATATGGCAATTGATGAGATTGTTAATGAAGCAATCACACATGATGTAGATGGCAAAGTTATGGATATCAACCTTGATAATCTAAAACAGCCAGAAGCAATTAAGAAAAAAATTATTGAAGAATTTAATAACATTCAAAAGATGTTAAACTTCAGTAATCTATCAGACGATTTATTTAAGCGTTGGTATATTGATGGTCGCATTTATTACCATGTTGTGGTAAATGACAAAGACCCTAAAAAAGGTATTCAAGAGCTTAGATATATTGACCCACGCAAGATTCGTAAAGTGCGTGAGATTTCAAAAGACCGTGACCCAAAAACGGGCGCTCAAGTTATTCGTTCCATGGCAGAATACTATGTGTATAATGACCGTGGCACAACTACACAAACCTTTACTTCATCTACGAATCAAGGTTTAAGAATTGCACCAGAAGCCGTTATTAATGTTAACTCTGGCCTAATGGATGCAAAAAACACATTTGTAATTTCATATCTTCACAAAGCAATTAAAGCTCTCAATCAATTAAGAATGATTGAAGATGCGGTAGTTATCTATCGTCTATCAAGAGCACCAGAACGCCGTATATTCTATATTGATGTTGGTAATTTACCAAAAGGTAAAGCCGAACAATATATGAAATCTATTATGACACAGTATCGTAACAAGTTAGTTTACGATGCTAATACAGGTGAGTTGCGTGATGAGCGTAAACACTTGTCTATGCTTGAAGATTTTTGGTTACCACGCCGTGAAGGTGGTAAAGGTACTGAGATTACTACACTTCCTGCTGGTCAAAATTTAGGCCAAATGGAAGATGTTCAATACTTTCAAAAGAAACTATTACAATCGTTGAATGTTCCAATTTCTCGTCTTGACCCACAAGTTGGTGCAGGTATTATGGGTGTTGGTAAAACTACTGAAGTAACCCGTGATGAGGTTAAGTTCAGTAAGTTTATTCAAAGATTGCGTAACAAATTCTCTCGTATTTTTGATGACGCTTTAAGAATTCAACTCTCACTCAAGGGTATTTGTACCGTTGAAGAATGGGAAGATTTTAAAGAAGCCATCTATTACGATTACAAGAAAGATAATAACTTTGCCGAAATGCGTGAGGCTGAAGTGTTGCGTGAGAGAGTTCTTACTGCAACTCAATTAGACCCATTCATTGGTCGTTATTATTCTTCTAAGTGGATTAAAAAGAATGTTCTCCGTATGACCGAAGAAGAAATTGAGGAAATGGAGAAAGAGATAGAAGAAGAAGGTGAGAGTGCCTCACCAGTTTTAGGTGGCGATGCTAATGCCGCTCAATCTGGTGCAGATGCTGAAGCTGAAGCCGTAGATAATACAACTGATGGTGCTGGTCAAGAAACAGAAACTCCTCAGTTGGATGATGCGGTAAACAAATATGCTTTCAATATAAATAAGAAATAAAGGAAATATTATGACAACTACATCAACATTTATTGACCAATTGGCCTCAGGCCATTCGTCAGAAGCAAAAGAAACATTAGCAGATATTTTGTCTGCTCGTGCATTTGAAGCACTAGATGCTCGTAAACAAGAATTAGGTGCCACACTATTTGGTGGGCAAGTTGCAGCTGCACAAGAACAAGCAGAGGCAGAAGCGGAAGCTGAATGAAATCATTTCAAGATTTTAAAGTCGAATTGGTAGAAGAAGAAAAGTCAGACTATTCTAAGTTTGATGTTTTGGTTCGTGCAGGTCTGGCCAACAAGGCACAGATGCAAAGAATTCACCGCATTTTGGATAAGATGCAGGATGATAGACCTAACTTCAATAATGCCGATAAACAGATTATTCAAAATCTTTTTAATAAGATGGTGGATTTGGTTAGCAATAATAAACAAATTTTTAACCAAACTCGCCGTGCAGTAAAAGAAGGCGTAATTGCCACTTCTGATTTTAAATTGGGTTCAGCTGGTCAAAAAGTTAGAGCTCATAGAACTAAACTAGGTGATACTGCGCCAGGTGTTGGTGGTATGGCACCACAAATTGGTGATGATAAAGAACAAGACCAAGATGCTTTAAAGAAAACTTATAAAGAATCTACTGAAGTGGTAATTGATGAAGCACATAATCAAAATCCACCATTTGTGTTGATTCTTAAGCGTAAAGCTGTTCGTTATTATCCTGAAGGTATTACGAATGTTCTTTATTATAACGAAAAATTAAACAGATATTTTTCTGTTCCTTATTCGTCTGGTGTTCCAATGGATAATCCAGTTCAAGCTGAAGAAGTTGAACAAGTAGAAGAAGCAGTAGATGCTATTGAGCAATTACAAAAGATTAAAGATACACACCAACATGGCACAGTAAACCACAAAGATGGTTCTGCCAGTAAAGTTGATGCTCAAACTGCTCATGCCGTATTAACGGTTCATAAGAGTTTGAATGATGTAAACAAAAAGAAATTTGCAGATATGGTGGCAAGGTCATCACATCATATGCAGAAAGCGGCTGATTTCTCTTGGAAACATTTGAAGTGAGCTTAGTGGATTTAATTGTAAGTGGTCGTTTGGCAGAAGCAAAAGAAGTAGTTTTTGCTATTCTTGATGTGATGTCAAGTGAGCGCTTACAAGAAGAAAAGATTGTTGTAGGGCAAAATACATATACATTGGTAGAAGAAGTTTTAGATGAAGCTTCAACGAATGTTATTAAAATGGGTAGAATCAAAAAGATTCGCCGCCGTATTCGCCGTAATGCACAAGGCAGAATTATTGTTCAAAAGAACATTCGTAAATCTGCAATTAAAGGTTATAGAGTTTCAGGTAGCACAGTAAAGCGTATACCTGCAATTCAAAGAATTCAGAAAGCTAGAAAATTAAAAAGGTATTGGAAGACTAAAGGTAAAGCTAAATTGCGTAGAACACTACTCAAAAGAAAAATGTCCATTAGACGCCGAACATCCATGGGAATAAGATAAAATGCCAATAGAAATTACAAATACATTAAGAAGTTCTTCACTTATCCGTGTTGAAGGTGCTGGAACTTATTATGCTAACCTTAACTCTTTAGCTGTTGACAGCAATGAAATTGTTAGTTCAGCTAACATTAGAAGAATTAATTGGTCAACAAACGGAGTGGTTCAAATTGTTCGCAACGGTAACACCATTGCATCGTTACACACCGCTGGCGAAATTAAATTAGATGAATGGGGGCAATCAATTGCCAACAACAATACATCTAACGTTGTTATTACAGTCGTAACTGGTGGTACAGTATTCTTAGAAGTTTCTAAGTCTGCTACCTACACAACACCATTAACAGGAATGTAATATGAAACTTATTAGAGAAAATATTGAAGAAGTCAAGTATATTACTGAGGCTTCTGAAAACGGTAAAAAGAACTTGTATATTACAGGTCCTTTTTTAGTTTATGACAAACCCAATAAAAATAACCGACTTTATTCTAAAGACACATTGTCTAAAGAAGTTGGTCGTTATAATGAGGAATTTGTCAAAACAAATCGTGCTTTGGGTGAATTGGGACATCCTGATACACCAACACTAAACTTAGAAAGAGTATCTCACAAGATTGTTTCTTTAGAAGATAATGGTGAAGCATTTATTGGCAAAGCAATGATTTTGGAAACACCATACGGCAATATCGTTAAAAACTTTATTGATTCTGGTGTTAACCTTGGAGTATCTTCAAGAGGTATGGGTTCACTCATGCAAACTAAAGAAGGTTATAACTTGGTACAAGATGATTTCCGCTTAGCAACTGCAGCTGATATTGTGGCAGACCCATCTGCTCCAGGTGCATTTGTTAATGGTATCATGGAAAACAAAGAATGGTTATTCGTTGATGGACGCTTTGTAGAAGCAGATATTGACTCAGCGAAGAAACAGATTAGACAAGCATCACGCAAAGACTTGGAACGAGTTGCCCTCAACTTGTTTGAAAACTTTATCCGAAAACTTTAATTTTATAAATAAGAAATCATAAGGAGATTCCTAATGGCATCAAACAAACTATTTGAGGCAGCAGCAGATATTCTTGCATCAAGCAAGGGTTCCGCACCAGCTATGCCTCCGCAAAA